CAGGTTAGTGGGGAATACCCCTTTGATTAAGCTTGGTGATAGATTGTATGCGAAGTTTGAAACATACAATCCAAGTGGCAGCATTAAGGATAGGATAGGATATTATATTCTTAAGAAAGCAGAGGAAAGGGGAGACCTAAAGCCGGGGGACACCATTGTGGAAGCAACTAGTGGCAACACTGGCATCGCCGTGTCTATGTTCGGAGCCAACAAAAGATATCCAGTTATCATTGTAATGCCATCCAATATGAGCGAAGAACGCAAGCAGATGATGCGTATGTTCGGAGCAGAAGTTATAGAAACAGATCCCGGTGACTTTGACGGCTCAATCGGTCTTAGGGATAAGATCTGTAAAGACCCCGGCTTCTTTAACTTCAACCAGTTTCACAACCCCGACAACATTGAATGCCACTACGAAACCACGGGCGCAGAAATATTAGAGCAGACCAAGGGCTTACCAGTCGCCGCATTCCTAGACGGCACAGGTACAGGCGGAACCCTAATGGGAGTTTCAGCCAGACTAAAAGAGAGATACCCCAACATTAAAACTCTAGCCATAGAGCCAGCAGAGTCTCCTGTGATGAGCGGTGGCGAGCAAGGGTTACATGGCATCCAAGGTATTGGCGATGGCTCAAAGTTTTTAGTTGACTTGGACAAGGTAGATGAGGTATTATTGGTAAAGACCGATGACGCCATTGAAAGAATGAAACAACTCCACCAAAGAGGATTACTCGTGGGTATAAGTTCGGGAGCAAATGTGTTAGCATCGGAAAGATGGATTGAAGAAAATGATCCAGATGGAATAGTTGTAACAATACTTTGTGATAGAGGCGAACGATACCTTTCATGCGTGTAAGACATTTAGCTGGCGTTGTACCTACCGCAGGGCAACCACTTGATTTTAATTTCCCTTGGCACGACTGCCTACAGCCAATCGGACCAGACTATTTAGCAGTAGAGCGAGCAGTCCTAGAATGCGCTTGGGCTGGCTGCGATACTATCTGGGTTGTGTGTCACGACGATATGCAACCACTAATCAGGCATAGGCTAGGCGAGTATGTGGAAGACCCAGTGTACATCAACCGCAAGTATGACTCAGGAAACATTGGCGACAACAAAAGGCAAATACCAATCTACTATGTGCCAATCCATCCCAAGGACAGAGACAGGAGAGACTGCCTAGCGTGGAGTGTATTGTACGGAGCAAACACAGCCCACTACATCAGCAAGAACATAAGCAAGTGGACCATACCAGACAAGTTCTATACTGCCTTCCCCTACGGCGTTTACGATGTAAAGTTCCTACGAGAACATAGAAAAACAATCTTAAACGAGGAAGGCTTCTTTGTCAGTTACAACGGCGAGACAGTCAAAGACGGGCACTACCTTGGCTTCTGCTTCACACCAGATGAGTTCAAAGAGTACAGGCGACACCTACGAGAGACATCAACGGGAGCATACGAGCCAGCAGAACAAGGCGAGTTCCCTACAGAAAAGCTGCCGCTAGAAGAAAGATACTCGGCGAGATTTTTTTCTCTTGACAAAGTGTTTGGAATAGGAGATACTAGTGGGGCAAATGTTGCTTGTGTTTATGACTATCACAATATTGATAATTGGGAGGGGTTAAGAGATTATCTAGGCTCAGACCACAGAATATACAGGCATAATACTTTATTGACGGGAAAGACTTTTAATAGGATAGGAGAGGATATTGAAGAAGAGTAGCATTCCATTCGTAGGATTACACGCACACTCAGTAGCAGGTTCACCTTTTGATGCACTTGGCTACCCACAAGACCATATGGACTATGCCTATGAGAATGGTTGCGAGGCTCTAGCCTTGACAGACCACGGCAATATGAATGGTATGGCATACCAAGTCCTACATGCTAAGAAGATGAAAGCCGAAGGCAAGAACTTCAAGCCTATCTTCGGCGTGGAGGCTTACTTCATTCCCAGCCTTGAGGCTTGGAACCAAGAGCGAGACAAAGCCAAGGAAGATAAGAAGAGAGCCAGCGAACTCAAGGACAGCACAACTATGTCCGTTGAGAATGAAGCCGAGACTAAGAGGTCAAAGAGTATTCTAAACCAACGCTCACACCTTATCCTTCTAGCCCAGAACCAGACAGGATTAAATAATATCTTTGCTATGATCTCCAAGTCCAACTCAGACGAATACTTCTTTCGGTATCCACGAGTAGACTACGAGGTTCTGAAGGAGCATAGTGAAGGCGTCATCGCTGCTTCTGCTTGTATGGGCGGCGTATACGCAGCCAACTTCTGGAAGTTCTGGGACAACGAGAACGAATGCATCACCGACCAAGAAGGTTGCGAGGATGCGTTTAGAGATACAACCAAGAGAATGGTTGACATTTTCGGAGACCGTTGGTACGGCGAACTCCAATGGCATACCGATAAGAAGCAACATATGATTAACAAGCTAGTCATTCAGATGCATAAGGAGTTTGGCATTAAACTAATCTCTACGGCAGACAGTCATTACCCTACACCAGACACTTGGAAGGATAGGGAACTCTACAAACGACTAGGGTTTCTAGGAAAGGGCAAGCCATCTTGGCTGTCGGATGAACTACCAGAGAGTGTAGCAGAGGTTGGCTACGAACTCTACCCAAAGAACGGCGACCAGATGTGGGAGAGTTACAAACACTACACAGAACTTAACGGAGTAGAGTATGATGATGATCTTGTTATGGATTCAATTACTGAGACGCACAACATAGCATTTAACCTCATCGAAGATTTTATGCCGGATAATGAGGTGAGACTCCCTTCTTTTGTTGTTCCCGATGGATACACGGCTGATGCTGCATTAGAGACAACTAGCCTAGAAAGTCTCAATAAACTTGGGCTTTTAACCAATCCTGAGTACAAGGCGAGACTAGAAGAAGAACTCTCTGTGATTTCTGACCGAGGGTTTAGTAAATACTTTCTTACAATGAAAGCCATCGCAGACACAGCAACGGAAAACCAACTGGCTGGTCCGGGTCGTGGGTCTGCTGCTGGCTCCCTCGTGGCTTATGCGCTAGGGATTACACAGGTTGACCCAATCAAGTACGGTCTTCAGTTCGCTCGTTTCCTTCGTAAGGATGCGACAGACTATCCTGATATTGATTATGATGTATCCAGCCCTATGGAGCTTAAAGAGATTATGCAGGACAAGTGGGGTCACACAACCGTTGTCCCTATCTCTAACTTTAATACCCTGCAACTGAAGTCGCTGGTTAAGGACATCTCCAAGCTGTATGACATCCCATTTGCGGAGGCGAATTCGGTTACATCTCGTATGGTAAGTGAGGCTACACCCAAGGCTAAAGCCAAACACGGCATCAAGTCTGGCGTATACATACCCACCTTCGAAGAGTTGATGGAATTCTCCGAGAGTCTGCAAAACTACTTGGAGAAGTACCCTCACATCAAAGATCACATTAAAGTTATTTATGGTCAAGTCCGCAGCACTAGTCGTCACGCTGGGGGAGTCGTGGTTGGCGAAGACTTAGATAAGCATATGCCCCTGATTAGAAGCGGAGGTGTAATCCAGACGCCATGGTCCGAAGGGCAGAATGTCCGCCACCTAGAGCCACTAGGCTTTATTAAGTTTGATGTGTTGGGGCTAGCCTCGTTGCGTATGATTGAGACGGCTATCCGCCAC